CGTCCTCAGTGGTGAACCGCAGGGCGAAGATCTGATCTTGGCTGTATGTCGTGATCTTCCCCGTGGGCTCTTTGTACCTGTACCGCAGCCGGCCATCTTCCAGCCGCTCGGCCTCCATGCGAGACGAGTGCAGCGGCCACAGCTCGGAGATTGCACCTCGAGCACCAGGGCGGATCTCGGCGTACGAGGCCCCGTAATGCAGGTACATCCCGGTCATCCAATCGCGGAACTCCTGGGCCGTCTGCCACGGGTTGGGCTGCATGTGCAGCAGACGATAGACCGGATTGGACGGGGCCTTGGCCTTGCCGCCGTTTGGCAGCCGCTCGTAGACGTGGAGCGGCAACGAGCTCACAGCGTCAGAGATGACCCGTATGCACGCCGTGTAGGCCGAGCAGGCCATAGAGTTGTCGGCAGTGACGCGGATGCCAGACGGCGTCCGGCTGCCGCCATCCCCGTGCCACTCAATGCCACGCAGGTCGATCATTTTGAAGTCGGCGGCAGCGTTCTCGCTCATAGCGTGATAATGTCCCAGGATTGTGCGGGCGCTGGTGCAGTCGATGTCGCGTGAATGCCGAGGGCCATGATCAGCGCCACGATTCCGTCGATCCGCTCGCTGCTCTTAGCCTTCGAAACTTTCTTGTTTCCTTGGTGATCGCTCTGCACCGCAACATTGGAAGCCTGCCATGCCAGCACGGGGTGCCCTCCGTGCAGCAACTTGCCTCCCACGCATAGCGCCTCAAGCTGGGAGGTAGGGCTCGACATAGAGCCATACCCCTGCCCAAAGCCTAGGACGTTTATGCCCTCGCCTTGCAGTTGACCCGTGATCTGGTGGGCGTTCCAGCGGTCAATCGCCACCTGCCGGATGTTGTATTTCTTCGACAGTGCCACGATGTCGGCTCGCACCTGGTCGAAGTCGGTCACGTTGCCGGGCGTGAGGTGCAGTTTGCCTGCCTTCGCCCACACGTCGTACGGCACGCGGTCCCGCTTTACCCTGTCCCGCATGTTCTCCTCGGGAATCCAAAAGTGCGGCTCCACCCAGAAGGTGCCATCCTCCAGCGGGAACAGCAGGCAGAAGCAGGTCGTGTCGTACGTGGTGGCAAGGTCGAGGCCGGCGAAGCACTCGCGGCCGTCGAGCATCACCGGGCACGGCTTGTCGCCCTGTGCCCAGTGGGACATCTGCAAGAAGCGAGTGTCCTGCTCAGTCCACATATTGAGGTGAAGCCGCTTGAACGTGTTCTCCTCAGTCGGCATGTCCTGCGCCCGCTTGCACCTCACTCGGAGGTCGTCGAGCTTTACCGATACGCCGAGGTTTGGGTTTGCTTTGCGCCACGTATCCTCGGCCGTCCAATCATCTGCGGGATCGGCTGCGTAGATGGCGGGCAGGAACGTCGGGTCTTTGATCGCCCCATCACGGACAGCCAGGGCGTAACGCCAAAGCTCCCAGCAGATGCTCTTCCTGTCGTAGCCCGCCGTGGTGATCGCCACGCACAGCGGCTGCCGCCTGGCCCCGGTGCTCGTGGTCATCACGTCCCACAGTTCCCGGTCAGGCTGGGCGTGCAGCTCGTCAAAGATGATGCCGTGAGCATTGAGCCCGTGCTTGGTGAACGCCTCGGCAGACAGGGCCTTGTAGGTCGTGTGCGTGTCTTCTCGCACGATGGAGTTGCGGAACACTCGCAGCCGGCTCCGCAGCTTGGGCGAGTTCTCAACGCAGACCTTTGCCATCTCAAATACTAGTCGGGCTTGGTCCCGGTCGGCGGCACACGAGTAGATCTCGGCCCCCGGCTCACCGTCGAACATCAGCTTCAAGGCAATGCCAGCGCAAAGCGTGCTCTTGCCGTTCTTGCGCGGGATCGCCAGCAGGCTCGTACGGTACTGCCGTACGTCGCCGTTCATCGTGCCGAACAGTTTGCCGACGTAGTCCTTCTGCCACTGCTCGAGCACGAACGCCTTGCCGCCGAGCTCGCCTTTGCTGTGGGTCAGGTTCTCCTCAAAGAACCGGACGGCGATGTCGGCAGCCTTGGCATCAAGCGAACATGCGGGCGTCGTCGTCGTCTTCTTGCGGGCCTTGCTCAACAGATGAGACCCTCGCCAGTGCAGATGCCGTCAGGCCGAACTCGGCCGCGAATTTCAGCATCTGATTCCGTGCGTCACGCTTCCTGTTCCACGCCGGGTGATTGCTCACCCTACCCTTCTCGTCAATCAGAGTGGTGCCATTGGCCTTAAGCTCTTGGTCGGCCTGGACCATGTCCGCGAAGGAGTCGCAGTAGGCCGCGAGCGTCTGCTGGTGCCTTGGGCTCATGACCTTCGACGCCTCGAGCATCGGCACGATGCGATGCCACTCAGCTGAGGCGACCTCCGACAGCCAGGCGGGTGCCGGCGGTACGCCAGGTGGTGCGTCGATCCCGGCCTTATGCGGCCCCCTAACGCGAGAGCCGCGCAGACTAAGGATCGCTTTAGGCGTCGGCTTCCGGCCTTTTCCCACGGCAAAACCTCAACTTCCAATTTCGGCCAAGCCTACGCTGCGGATACGACCGTGGTTGCCCGGCTCGCGCGGCCCAGAGGCCCGACCCACCCTCACCCTGCACGAGTCTCTGCTGTTCATGTCATGCGTACTGCAACCGCAGCCTTGCTTGCCCGTCCCACTTATTTCCTTTCTGCTCGTTGCAGCTTTTACAGGCACATCGCACATTGTGCCAATCGTGATCTCCGCCTTTACTCAATGGTACCGGGTGATGGTCAACCGTTGCAGACAACGGATCGTCATTTTTAAACACGCGATGCGTTTTCTTGCCGCAGATGTGACACACGAAGCGGTCTCTCGTGAACACATCCAACGGCTTACAGCCACTGTTGAAAAACCCACCGTAAGTCCTGCATCGTCGTCGGTAGCACCCATACAGTCGCCTGTGAGTCCGCCTGCTAGCGCGCTTACATACATCGCACGACACTTTGCCGCACGACTTGGCGTTCTCGACCACACGCCCGCAACTGCACTTTCTTGGGCCTCGCCACAACTTCTTGCAAGCGTAACTGCAGCACTTAGCGTGCCTGTGATTTGTCTCCACGCCGCATACTTGGCATGAGGGTCTCGGTTTGTAGCTTTTGTGTAACCGAGGCCTTTGAGGATCCCACACGTCCACAAACCAAGAAGCAAATGCGGCAGCTTTCCTCATCTCAAGCGGTCGGCCGCCGAAGTCACACTTCAGCTCTCTGGCATCAGCGCCAGCACATTCCTTGCTGCAATATTGATAGCGATTCTCTTTGACAAGATCGCTGCAACCATCTCGCTTGCAGACCCGCCTAGCCTTTCGCCCTGGCTGCCTAGCGTAAGTGCCTTCCTGCCTTCTCTTGGCAGATTCCTTTCTCGTAAGTTTATCCCTGATCTTTTTGCATTGTGGGTTCCTGCACAGAACGCGAACTTTCATCTCTTGCAGGCCCACTGCTGTAAACATCGAGCCGCACTGCTCGCACGCCTTTTCTTGCGTGGGCTCAACGAAACGGCCTTTTTTTCGCGCCTGGTGCCGATACTGCTTTGAACAAGCAGGGCAACCGGCGGAATCACTGCCGCAAGAAGTCGTCCAGCCGCTTCCGCATCGCTTACAAGCCATCGTCACACCTCCGTGTGACGTTCAGCCTGCATTACTTGTCAAGCTAGTTTCATTGGGTTCTCGCGGATCGTCTTCCGTGAGTGACACGAACGACATCGACACGCACCGTTGCTCACCTCGTACCGCAGGTCGGGCCGCTCAGCCACCGGGATCACGTGGTCGGCATGGTTGGACTGGTCGATGCGTCCACAGTCCACACAGGCCCAAGCGTCACGCGTCAGCACGGCCTGCCGCCACTTGCGGTGTTGTTTGTCTGTGTAGCCGCGGGCCGATGCGTTGGGCCTAGCGGTGTCGTCACGCCTGCTGTGTGTACGCAGGCGAGGCGGGCGATAGCTTGGCATCCTGCTGGGCATGGGCTACTTCTTCACTGCACACGTAGGGCACACGGTCCTATGGCCATCACCGTGGACGATGTAGCCTTTGCCGCCACAATCCACGCACACAGCGGGCTTGGGCTTGGGAGGCTCTGGCGTGGGCTCTGGAGCCCGCTCCTGTGCAGTGGTGGCATAAGCTGCCGACACTGCTGCCGAGGCTCTGGGGGCCTCTAAGTCTATTTGCGTTTGGTCAGCCGAAACGCTAGCCAACAGTGCAAGTAGCCATTTCCACATGGATCACCATCCTTGCCCGTGATTGAGGACTCGGTGCCCGTGCTCGTCTACTCGAGCATGCACAACATACGCCTGCTCGGCAGGTGGTGGCTCGGCAAACATCATCACCCATAGGCCAGCCTTGGCCAGCCTAGCCAGCAGACGCAGTACGGGCCGCTGTGGCTCTGGCTTAACGGGCGAGTAGTCCGATGTCGCTGCCCACCACGTGAGCATCACGGCCACCAGGCCCACGACGACGGCTGTCTGGATTTCTCTCTGTGTCATCGGTCAACGCTCCACAACGAGTAGAGGAACATCACCACACACGCACCGATCACGCTGCCGATCAAGCCAGCAGGGGCATCACCAAATGGCAGGCCGCCTGCGAGAGAGCCGATGAGCCCGAGCCCGATAGTGGGCACCCATCCTTCAGGGCACTTGCCCGGCATGAGCCATTTGGCGATGCCGCCGACGACGGCACCGAATACGAGCCACAAGAGCAAAGACATTGGCACTCCTACTGGGCGAGATGGAACGTGTCTGCAATGAGTCGGGCAGGCGACGGCTTGCGAGCCTCTGGCGGTGCAGGCTGCAGCCAGTTGCCGTGATCCAGATTCCGGTAGCGGAAGTTCACGCCGCTGATGCTGAAGGAGTCTTGCCCCGAGAGCATCGCGTCAACCGTTTCGCGGCTCACCCAGAAAGAGCCGTCAGGCTGGTCTGCTGGCCATTTCGGGCCAACATTGAACACGCCCCAAGAGTTGATGCAGAGCAACCCGTCACGCTTGCCCTCGTTCTTGGCGTACCGCACGCCGATGAAGCACATGCAGTGTGCCCACGAGCCGCTGCGGGGCGCGAAGCCATCGGCATCACGCTGAGACGAAAAGCCGACGCCGCTGCACACCGGAACGCAGTAACCGCTTTCGATGCTGGCAGCCGCCTCGTCGAAGTTCCGCACCAGGGCGACGTTGGTCGCAGTGTTCTTGTTGGCGAGCTTGGCGAGGGAAATTCCCACTTGCCCACCACCGCACAACAGGTTGCCCCACTCCTTCGCCCGCTGCGGGTTGTACGTGGTGAGGTCGGCACCGGGATACTGCTGCCGGAACAAGATGCCGCCGACCGTCGGGTCTTTGCACTTTCCGGCGACCCACCGTGCAGCTGCACCGCCATAACTGCCGTCGCTGTACCCTGCCTGCGTGACCGGCGGTAGTCTGCCTGCAGTACGACTTCCCGAGTACAGGCTGGTGGTGTCGACGAGCTTGGGCGGCTCGGGCAATTCGCCCTCGGCCCAGTCGACGCACTGGCCGACGTACGAGCCCATCGCCCACCCAAAACTCACGCAGTCCCCGATGCCCTGTTTCCACGGGCCGAACGGCTTGCCGTAGACCTGGCGGTGAGCGCGATCCGCAAAGCGATAGAGGAACGTGTCCTGCTGCTTTGCGTTCTTGATCACCTCCTTGGCTGCGTCTGAGAAGAGCGGCTGGTCCAGCTCGGCGAGAAACGCCCGCGTGCCTGCTGGGTCTGGCGTGTAGCCGAACTGCCCGTCAATGCGTGCGGCGACGCGATGCGTGGCACGCTCCACGAGTGCCCCGAGGATCGCCATGACGATGACGAACGCGACGGCAGACAGAGACCAGCGGCTACTTCGTGACATCGGCAGCAGCCCTCGACAGGTCACGGAGTGCAGAGACCCACGCCGCACGGCTCTCGGGCGTCACAGGACCGCCAGACGAGCCCACGGCGTCATCCAAAAACTTGTGGACGGCATCCCTCACTTGCGGCTGGCGAGCACCGATGCTCTCGCCCTTGCAACGCATCTCGCGGGCGGCAATCCGCAGGTCGTCAAACGCGACGCCCGTCTTCAGCCGTTGGTCGTTCTTTCCGTCGTACTCGATGCAATCTGCGAGAGAGCCGCAGAGTTCTGCCATGATCGAAGAATCTTCTGCGGCAGTCGGGCCGACAAACTTGC